GCCACCCGGTGCGCCAGTGCCACCACCAGTTGTCGGCGCAGGACCAATATTGGGAATCGGCACATCAAAGTTCGGGCTAGAACCACCGCTGAAGTTCTTGATCCATGCTTTACCGCCCGGTGTACTAAACCAGTCACCGATGGCTTTGAGTGCGCTGTAAACCTCTTTTAGACCTTTTCCGACGTTGACGGCCGACTGAGCCAAGAACGCCATAGTCGCTGCAAAGTCTTTGACGGCTTGCGCACCTTCAGGCGATGCAATCCAGGTGCCGAAGTCCTCAAGTTGCTTGGTCAGGTCTTTGATTGCTTTCTTGCCTTCGACGGAGTCCAGCCAGGCAGCCATCTTGTTCGCAATATCATCAACTGCTGGCAATAAAGCGAGAGACATCGTTTCGACAACGTTCTCAAAGCGTGCGTTCATCTTGTCGGTTGCGGATGCGGTCGCAGCTGCGGTTCCACCAACCTGCGTTTCAATAGCACCGAGAATGACTTCTTGTGCTTTGAGCAACTTGCCCGACTCGACGAGAGCCTTGATTTTCTTTTTCTCGTCATCGGTGAACGTGACACCAGCCTTGCGTAGTGCTGTAAGGCCTTTGATGGGGTCTTGGAGCGCCTTACCAAGTTGTTTGGCGTTACTCTCTGCATCACCGAATCCTGCGGCGGCTAGGTCGATTGCAGCGATTGTTGCCCGGTCGAATGCTCCACCTGTTGTGTCGGCTGTTTTCGCTAATTCTTTGAAAGTGAGCAGGATTGCTTCGGTGGATCGCACCAGCTCGTCATCGACACCGGTGGCGAATGAGATTGCTTCGGCATAGTCGGAAAGTCTTTCGGTGACATTCTTTGTATTGTCGCCGAACAAGCCCATCTGGGTTGCAATGTTGGTGAGTCGGAGTTCGGACTTTCGGGCTTCCTCGCCCATCTTGATAAAGTTCGGCAGGAACGCAAACAATGCCCCTGCGAGCGCGGTGATTGCACCGAACGCCAGGCTCATACCGGTCTTGAGAACCGAGCCGAATGTGAGGGCTGACTTGCCAGCCTTTTGTAGGTTGTTTGAGAAGTTCTTGGTTTGCGCCACCAAAGTGACAATCATATTTCCGCGAGCCATTATGCTCCCCCGAATCCTGTTGCGTCGAAGCCGTTCTTTTCAATCCAACGGCCAATCTCTTTGTTCCACATTCTGACTACCGCGCTGCGAGTCTGGTCGCGTGCGTTGCGAATGTATGGGTTGCCCTTGGTGCGAATGTTCTCCTGGCGAACGCCGCGACCGTCACGGAACACTCTGGCACCGATACGGCTACCAAGGTCAGATCGCTTATAGAACCGACCAAACGAAACGGACTTGGCATAAGAGTCTGTTTCACCACGTTCTTTTGCACTTGCGATTACAACGCCACCAAACAAGTACCGGGCAGGTGCGTTGTTCTGTGTGACCTTCTTGCCTTGATAACCGCGAATCGAAAGAGCCAGCGCACCCGATCTACGAGGTGCTAAATGGGTAGCCCGTTGAGCAACAATAAGAGCTGCCTGCTTGACTAACTTCTGGAACTCGTTACGTTCCATTCCCATGTCTTTCAGTTTTCGTGCAACACCTGTTGGTCCGTAGAGTCCAGCGATGTACGCGCTACCACTTTTGCTCGTGGCAACGCGCACACCGTAGACACTGTCGGCCATGTTAGACCGTGGCGAGAACGGGTGCGCCTACGACCTCGAAGCGAACGCCAGACCACGAGAACGTGCCATCGGCGGATGCGTCTCCACCGAAAGGCAGACGGCCTTGTGCAGGGATGCGCAGAGTGCCGGTGAACGTTGATGCGAGAGGTGACGAGCTGGTGATGACGAATGGAACTTCATCGCCTGCAGCGTTCCAGCATGTGCGCCAGAATGATGCGAGGTCGGTTGAAGTGATACCCGACATTTCGATGTACCAGTCACTCGATCCACCGTTTGAAGCGTCAAAGAACGTCGTTACGTCTGTCGCTGCGTCCTCGGACTGGAGCATGATGCTGGACAGGTCAGCGGTGTATGGATCACCGTCGACCGTGATAGTGATGGAGTTCGCTTTTACACGATTGACCATGATTTATTTCCTTTACAGTTGTGTGTTTTGTTTGACCGTGATGGTCGCACCCAGATAAACACCGGTCGGTATTTCAACCGATGTCGGCTGACCTACTTCGGCGGCGTACATGCCAGGAGCGTTGTAGATTGCGGTGAGAACGGTTTCGACCGTCTCATCGAGTGCTTTGGAGATGATGATGTTCGTGCCGGTTGCCGCAATAATCTCGACATCGAATGAGATGACGAATTCTCCGAATGCTTCGCCGCTGACGATCCAGTCACCCGAGGGGACCATGACGGCCATCGGTGGGACTGCCCGGTCGGGAATCTCCGCATAAGCGCGCACCCCTGCTGTCTCAAGTACAGCGAGGAGTGCGGCTCGTGCTTCGGAAATCATGCGAACGAATATCCGTTGATGATTGGGTTCAGCAGTGGGTATGCGCCGACCATAGGGTCACGGGCGACACGTTGCGTCTGTGTACCGTCGAACGTTGCAAATTGTGCGATGCCGTTAGGTGCAGACCGCCGGTTGAACAGTTCCTGACCAACCTCGAGTCTGGCGCGGTCAAAGACATCGTTCGGAACATCACGATCGCGGATGTATGCGTTGACGAGCGTTGTCGCTTCGTCCCAGCATTGTTCTACAAACGTGTCATCGGCGGATGCGGAGTTCACATACGCTTTGAGGTTGTTCCATGTCATTGCCACGCCAGGCTCCTAGAGGTTATTACGGGGTCTGGTCGATGGGGATGATGAACGCAGGGTACTCGCCAGCGGTGGCCGTGTAGGTCGAGAGCGAGAATGCTTCCGACAGGTTGACGGCGTTTTCCTGCGAGAGACGAAGTGCTCCCGAGGTGTACTGACGGAGAGCGAGCGACGAAACGAATGCGCACTCGTCCTTGTTGACGTAGTCAAGTCCAGCGTCGACAACAATCGGGATGCCGGCAATGGTTCCGCGCAGTCCCGAGACGTTTGCCGAACCGACATTGCCAAGGGCTTCACCAGCGAACGAGATGACCGGAGTTCCGTCAAGACCGAGCAAGTCCTTGAAGGTGGCCTTGTCGACAACGAGGGCATCAATCTGCACACCGTTAGGCGTGAAGTACGTTGCCGATGCATCAGCAAGTGCGCCGACCCATCCGTCGTAGGTTCCAGCTGCAAGGGTGACCTTGTTGGTCGCGGCGAGCTGTGCCGCAACCACTGCCTGGTACTTTGTGCGGAGCTGTGCGGCGAGAGCCTTACCGAGTCCGATTGCCTGACCACGAAGAACCGAGTTCAAGTAGTCAACCGAAGAACGGTCGATGACCTGACGCGACAGTTCGGAGTAGTTTCCGACCGTGATGATGTTTTCGGTGGTCGTGTCGAGGTTCAGCTGGTAGTAGCCGAGGTCGTCACCTTCGTCAGCCTGTGTGGCCGTACCGTCGGTGATGCCGTCGACAACAGCGAACGTGATCGTCATGCCGGTTGCAGGGGTAACTCCGCGACCAAACACAGCACCGAGAGGGTTGGCTGCGTCAACGAGACGGATAAGGTCAACGTCGATGGGGGTCGTGATGCTGTCGGCCGTAGTTGCACCGGTGTAAGCGCGGTCGTAAAGCTTGACAGCGTTCTCATCGTTCTCAACGATTGCCTGAAGGAAGTGTCCAGCCGAGCGGTAGGACGGTGCCGAAGGTACTTCGACGGTGCCGAGAGTTGAGATTTCACGCTCAACCATTTCAATGCGCTCACGAACCTCGGCGAGTTCGGGAGTCAGGTCACGGATTTCATCCATGATTTCTCCTTTTTGTTCAGCCGATACAGGGATGTCCTGTTCGGGTTCGTCACGCAATTCCGTGACAGTCGCTCCCTCATAATGTGGGAACGAAACTAGTGATACTTCGCGCACATAGGCATCGGTGACGATGCGGTTACGGTTCTCGTCCGTTGTTGAATCGCGCATGATGAATCCGACCGAGAATCGGTTGACAACGCCATCCTCGAGGAGAGTGACTGCGTCACGACCGCGTGCAGTGTCGGAGATGGTTGCGCGAATCTCGAAGCCCTCGTCGGTGTGACGGCCTTCGACAATTTTGCCGATTGGCTCATTCTTGTCGTGTTGCCACATCAGTTTGGCTTCGGGGTCAAGTGTGACGGAGTCTCGAGCAAACATTTCGCCGCGTTCCATCAGATCGTAAGGGACCGCAAGACCGGTAACCTCACGTTTGTCAGCGTCGGTCAGACGGAACTCCATCTCACGGGTTTCAAATTGTTCCATTGGGAACTCCTAACAGTGGCGCGAGCTTCTCGTCCTCACGGACTTCGTCGATTGTTTTGAAGCCTGCTGCGATTGCGATCTGGTGGGCTTGGTATCGGGTAAGTGTGTCGTTGCG